GTATAGATGGGTTCCTAGGGAAAACGCTAATGAAATTGTATTTGATGCGCTCCAACCAGCAATCCGATTTACTAAAGAACAATGCTTAGACTTACCAGAGGTGACACATGTTTTCAGAGACGCCCCCCTTACTCCGCAACAGGCAAAATACTACAAACTCCTCAAAAAAGAAATGCTCATGGTGGCTGCAGGGGAAGAGGTTACGTCTGTTAATGCCGCTGTTAATCTTAATAAACTGCTTCAAATTAGTGGTGGTGCTGTTTATTCTGACAACGGTAGCGTTGTTGAGTTTGATGTTTCTAATCGGTTACGAGTTATCGAGGAAGTTATCGAAGAAGCTAGTCACAAAGTTCTTGTATTTGTACCGTTCACTCACACGATAGAGTTATTAAAAGCTCACCTAACAAAAGCAGGACATACTTGTGATGTTATCAACGGTGCGGTCCCAGTCACTAAACGCAACGACATATTTAAACGCTTCCAAGAAGATGAGAACCCACGAGTCCTTATAATTCAACCACAAGCAGCGGCGCATGGTGTTACATTGACTGCAGCTAACGTAATTATTTGGTACGCCCCTGTTACATCAATTGAAACATATTTGCAAGCCAACGCACGTATTGATAGAAAAGGGCAAAAGAATCCTATGACCATCGTGCATATTAAGGGTTCTCCCGTAGAAGGAAGATTGTATAACTTACTACAAAAGAAATTAGATGTTCATGATAAACTAATTGACCTGTATAAAAATGAAGTTGAAGAAAATACTTGACAAGGTATAGCTTTAGGTTTAGTATTACATAAATGGACAAAGATCCAATATAAATTATGAAAGGAAGTACATGGACGATAAACCGTCAGTTGATGCACTCGTTAACGTATATATAAAAATACGAGACGCACGTGATACTGCTCGTAAAGAAGCGGATAGAATTGAAGCCGACTTTGAAGAGCAGCTAGATATTATTAACCAGCAAATCTTACAGATCTGTGAAGAGACAGGCGCCGACAGTATTAAAACTGCGCATGGCACTGCTATCAGAACAGTTAAGTCAAGATACTGGACTAATGATTGGGAACGATTCTACGATTTTATTTTTGAACATCAAGTGCCTGAGTTATTAGAGCGTAGAGTTCATCAAACAAATATCAAACAATTCCTAGAAGAAAACCCCGATTTGCTACCCGCGGGGCTAAATGTGGATAGCGCATACTCAATAACTGTAAGGAGAAGCAAATGAGCGAACTAGCTCTGTTTAAAAAAGATTTACCCGACTATCTTAAAAAGGTCGAATTAGATGACGCTACTAAAGCCCTTATGGGTAGTGGTGGTGGCGGTAGCAAACGTATTTCTTTGCGTGGCGGTAAGTTCCGCATGGTTGTAAATGGCGAAGAAGTAATGACTAGCAATAGCGAGACACTGAGTGTTGTTGTAGTAAACAATGCTAAGAAAGTATCCCGCACATTCTATGCTGGTGCTTATAACCCTAAAGCTGAAGCTACCCCTCCTGACTGCTGGTCTAATGATGGCGATCGTCCTGATGCAAGTATTGATGAGCCTCAGCACCATAATTGTAACGAGTGCCCACAGAATATTAAAGGCTCAAGTGCAGGTGGTGGTCGTGCTTGCCGTCACTTCCGTCGTATTGCAGTAGCTCTTGCAGATAATGTCGGTGGCGATGTCTATCAGATGACTCTAGCTTCTAAGTCAATCTTTGGTAAAGGCGATTTAGATCACATGCCGTTTGAGCAGTTTGGTAGTTACGTAGCTTCACAAGGCTACAACTTAAACAACATGATTACTGAAATGCGCTTTGATCCAGATTCAGATACCGCTAAGTTGTTCTTTAAGCCTACAGATTTCTTGTCTGAAGAAGATTGGGAATTAGCTAAGAAGCAAGGTATGTCTTCATCAGCACTAAAAGCTATTGAGATGAGCGTACCTAAAGGCGATTCAAATGCTCCTAAGTTGGCTGCACCAAAGCCAGCAGCTAGAGAAGAAGCCGAGCCGATTGCTGAACCGAAGAAGCGCCCTGAGAAAAAAGCTGAAGCGCCGACACCTAAGAAAGACATTAAGTCGATCATGAGTGGATGGAGCCAAGAAGAAGCATGAGTTTAAGGGGCTACAGCCTTCGGCTTTACAAAGCTAACCAAGAAGCGGACTCTGCATTAATGGGAGTTCAGCTTGGTCGGTATTGTATGTCTAAAGATATCCCTGTTGTTCAGATTGCTGGCAAGTTCAACGTCTCACGCATGACGATATATCAGTGGTTTACTGGGGCTGCAAAACCTAGTAAAGCTAGGGCTGAAAAAATAAAAACAATGCTAGAGAAGGCTTGCTTTAGCGCATAGTCTACCCCAGGGCAGCTAGTTTGACGGAACGAAAAGGGGGATGCCGACCCCCCCTGCTGCCCTTCCTTTCTTTCGGTTTTGAGGTGATATGGCAACAACAGACTTATTGACAGCGGTACTGCCTACAGAAGGGTGGTATTGCATTGTCGGTTTAAAACAGGCGGGTATTCCTAGACAAGTATTTGTCGAGACGCTTATAGAAGCGCAAGATGAAATTAACAATCTGTTGTCTAAAAGTTTTGATGTTTATTTTGCTTGTGCCAAGTATGGCAACGACGTCGATGGACGTACGCAGAAGAATAGCACTTACTTTAAATCATTTTGGATTGACGTCGATTGTGGCTTGGGCAAGCCATATGCAGACCAAGTTGAGGGCTTATCGGCTCTCAAGGAATTCTGTGCGAAGGTGCATCTACCTTTGCCGACGGTCGTCAATTCAGGGCGTGGTATCCACGCATACTGGAGACTTACTCAAACCATTTCTCGCAACCAATGGAAACCCGTCGCCGACCGCATTAAATACTTATGTGAAGAGCACGACTTCAAAGCCGATGGTTCTAGAACTGCTGAGAGTGCTTCTATTCTTAGAGTACCTGAGACATTTAACTATAAACAAACTCCACCGCTTCCTGTGGAAATACTGGACGTGGCGGACGAGTCTAACTACGAAGACATAAAAAAGCTACTTGGTGTGCTTGTGGGTCCCGACTATATTCCACGGCAGTACAATCAAGATACAAACACCAAAAAGAACATTACTAGTCGGTTTAAAACCATCATGCTTAAAACCATTGATGGTACTGGATGCAGTCAGCTAAAGGATTTAGTAGAGAACCAAGCTACTCTTGACGAACCAAGATGGAGAGCGGTGCTTAGTATTGCTGCAAACTGTGTAGATAGAGATGAGGCGATTCATTTAGTAAGTAAAGATCACCCTGACTACTCTCACGCAGAAACAGAAAACAAAGCTAATAAAGTTCCTTACCCATACTCTTGCGAGAAGATGGAGTATTACAATCCTGGGCACTGCAAGGGCTGTACCAATTTAGGTAAGATTAAAAACCCTATCCAGTTAGGTAATGAGATTCTTGTAGCTGAGCCTGATGCTCCTATTGTTGTAGAAGCAGATGACGGTGTTAAGCATTCGTATAAAGTACCTGAGTTTCCGTTCCCGTATTTTAGGGGCAAGACCGGTGGTGTCTATCGCCAGCCAGCAGAGGAAGATTCTGAACCAATAACAGTTTACGAGCACGACTTGTATGTTGTTAAGCGCCTTAAAGACCCGAGTAAAGGCGACTGCGTATGGATTCGGTTGCACTTACCTAAAGACGGAGTACGTGAATTCTCTATGTCTCAAACCGATGCACTTACATTTGATAAGTTGCGTGAGAAATTAGCGTGGCATGGTGTGGCGGCACACAAAAAAGAGATGGAAGGGATTATGTATTACATAACGACATTCATTAAAGATCTTCAATACAGAGAAAGAGTAGAAATTATGAGAACACAATTTGGTTGGACAGACGATAATTCCAAATTTATTCTTGGGGATAAAGAAGTAGCTGCGGATGGTGCGACATATAGCCCGCCTTCTAGTGATACTGGTAACTTGGCAAACTGGATGCAGCCGACTGGGTCTTTAAATGACTGGAAAGAAATTGTTGCGGTTTATAACCAGCCAGGATTTGAGCCACATGCGTTTGGTTTCTTCACGGCATTTGGGGCACCCCTACTAAAGCATTTAAATCTTAAGGGCGCAATTATCAACTTGATTAACAACACATCAGGTACAGGTAAATCTACAATCCTTAAGATGTGCAACAGCGTGTACGGTCATCCTGACGAGTTGATGCTCCAATGGAAAGATACTATGAACGCTATGATCCACCGTCTCGGTATCATGAACAACCTGCCTGTAACTATTGACGAGATTACTAAGCTATCAGGAGAGCACTTCTCAGACCTAGCCTACGGTATTTCACAAGGGCGTGGTAAGAACCGTATGAAGTCTCAAGACAATGCCGAGCGGATTAACACAACCAAATGGGCAACCATTGCTTTATGCAGTTCTAATGCTTCCTTCCAAGATAAGCTAGCAGCTT